AGAAGGTTCCGTAAAGTTCAAGAATGCTACTGGCACAACTGCAGCAGTCGCTTCTACACGTACTTGGAACTTTTCTTTAAGCAAAGATGTTCTTGATACCACTGCTCAAGGAGCAACTAATAGAAGCTATGTAGGTAGTTTCATAAATGGTAGTGGTTCAGTTGAGTTGCTTTACACAGCATCTAGTGGAGATGAGACACAAGAACTCATCAAGGATGTTTTAACAACTGAGGATGCTGCCGATGCACAATTTGAGTTGTTCTTAGACACTAGCGGGGCCAAAAAACTTGGCTTTAATGGCATTGTTACGGGTGCAGAGTTTGGCACAACTGTTGGAGATTTGCAGGTTGTTAATATCAGCTTCCAAATGAGTGGTGCTTTAACTGCTGACGATCTCTAAGGGGGATAAATAACAAAGGGGTAATCTCGTGACGTATGCCGTCCCTGGCCCAATCCGCACTCATCAAGTCAGCTCTTCCTATGAAGGTGGAGCTGACAATCCTTTTACTCGTACAGCTGCTGTGCTGGAACAGGTAAAGGGGTGGGAAATTATGAAAGCGGTAACGCTAGGGACGGAATACTTGCGAGAAAATTCAGAAACTTTTCTTCCTTTAGAACCAAGAGAGGATTACACAGCTTATTTAGCGAGGGTTAATAGGGCTGTTTTTTCTCCGTATACACAGCGTTTAATTCGAGCAGCGACAGGTTTAGTTCTGCGAAAATCCATAACTCTTACAGGTGATTCTTATTGGACCGATCATTTTGCTAAAGATGTAGATGGTTGTGGTTCAGATTTAGATGAATATGCTCACCGAAGTCTTATACGTGCTCTTACTTACGGTCATAGTCATATTTTGGTGGATTTTCCTTCTCCAACAGGGGCAAAAAGCCTTGCAGAAGAAAGATCTTTAAATCGTCGTCCTTATTGGATTGATATAGATCCAGCTAATATTTACGGGTGGCGTTTAGACCGTGAGGTTAATTACGGGAATTTAATTCAAATTCGCATAGGAGAGAAGGCAGTCGTACCTAAAGGCGAATTTAGCGAAAGCGTATATGATCAAGTTCGAGTTATTGAGCCTGGTAAGTATCGTATATACCGTTTAGCAGAAAGTGAGCAGCTTTTAAAAGGGATAGAAACTGGTTATTCAGGGCGTTTTGATTCTCCTGTGAATGCTAAACAGTATGAATTGGCGGAAACTGGTGAGTACAGTTTGGATGAGATTCCTTTAGTGACCGTTTACACAGGAAAAACGGACACACTTGCCAGTAAACCGCCGCTTTTGGACATTGCCTATCTGAATTTGACTCATTTTCAGAGGCAAGCTGATTTGATTCACAGTCTTCACGTAGCTTCTCAACCGATGCTGGTTTTAGAGGGCTGGGATGATCAGACAAAGGATATAGCCGTCAACGTTAATTATGCATTAGCGACTCAGCCTGGCAATAAGGTTTACTACGTTGAACCAGCTTCCAGTGCGTTTGAAGCTCAATCAGCAGAAATAAAAGAAATTCAGAATCAAATGACAACATTGGGTATTAGTACATTTTCTCAGCAAAAATTTGTTGCTGAATCAGCCGATGCCCGTCGATTAGATCGTATAGATACAAATTCAATGCTTTCCATGGTTTCTTTAGAACTAGAGCAAAAACTGCAAAAAGCGTTTAATTTCGCTGCAAAATATCTTGAATTAGACTCACCTGAAGTTAAAATTAGCCGTGATTTTGATGTTAACAGACTAATAGGACAAGATATAACTGCTTTAACTTCCTTATTTGATCAGAATATTATTGATAAAGATGAGTTCAGGCAAATTTTGGTACAGGGAGAGGTATTACCTACTGTCGTAAGAACTATAGACAAGTAATTCTGGCTTAGTATATTAGAATATACACAATTAATTTTTTTCTATTATGCCCTCCGGTAATTTGGATTCCGGTGTAAGAGCAGAAGACTTAGAAGCCGCTTTTGCGGGTAAAAAGTCTGCTCCTAAAGAACAACCTTTTGCAGGACTTACTGCTAAACAGCAGAAAGAGGTCAAATCTCCTGCAAAAGTCACTAAAACTAAACCTAATTCTTAACTATGGTTGAAGAACAAGTCATCCAGTCGGAGTCTGTGACTCCCACTGAACAGTCCGTGACTGAGACTCCTGCTCCAATTAACGCTCCACTTCCTGAAGCGCCTAATCTTGATGCTTTAAAGGCAGAATACGAGACACAAATTGCTGCTTTAAAGGCGCAAGTTGCTGAAGAAAATGGCAAGTTTAAGGGGTTAAAATCTAAATTAGATGAGGTTTATGACAAGCAAGAAACCCAGCGGAAGCAAGTCCTGCAAGACCAAGGACAGTGGAAAGACTTATGGGAAGAAGCAAACAAAACAAGTCAAACGCAATCCCAAGAAAACTCAGAATTAAAGAAGCAAATAACAGATTTGCAAGCTTCTAATGAAGCAGAAACAACAAAAACTGCAGCTTTGGCTGCTATCAGTTCTTCTGGTGCTATTAACGCAGAGCAAACCTTATCTCTTCTCTCCGCGAACCTTAAAAAGAACGATGAGGGCAAAGTAGTTGTATTAAATGGAGGAGTTGAGCAAGACTTAAATACTTACATAGGGAACCTAAAAAATCCTGGTTCTGGATGGGAACACCACTTCAAACCAAGCAGTGCAGCAGGCATGGGAGCTAAACCAACTCCTAACTCTTCTGTCTCTCCAGGTATGCCTAATCCCTATAAAGAAGGTAGTATGAATCTAACAAGGCAAATGGCCCTTGAAGCTACCGAGCCTGAACTTGCAGCCGTGCTGAAAAGAGAGGCTTAAATCTAGTTAGTTTCTGTGAGACTAACAACCGAGTCTGTGACTTGGACCTCGCAAAATTAATTCCCGTTTTTTGAAATGGCAGCTCCGTTTCAGAATTATTCCGGCGGTGTCCTCCTTGCGGACATCGTTAAGAGAAATAATTTGTCTCGCTATGTAAGCGAAGCAATTAAAGAACGCAGTCTATTCGTAAAGAGTGGTGCAGTTGTTCGTAGTCCTTTCCTTGATGCTAAGGAAGGTGGTTCACGTATTCAAGTTCCTGAGTTCAATCCAGTTGCACCTACTGAAGAGGTAATGACTGGTGCGGCCAACTGGGGTACATCTACTGCGGGTTATTTAACACCACAGAAGATTGGTACAGGAACCCAAATTGCATCCATCTGCCACAGAGGTTTTGCTTATGCGGTTGATGATGTTGCAGTTTTGGCTGCTGGTGAAGATCCAATGCTTCATATCCGCAACCAGCTTGCAGACGCAATCAACAAGTTAAACAGCCAACGTCTGTTCTATCAGTTGCATGGTTTGTTCGGTACAGCCTTAAATGCTAATGCAGGTGACTACGCGGTTGCTGCTAGTTCAGGACAGGCTGAAGCTAACTATCTAACAGGTGCAAACGTAGCAAAAGCTCGTGCGCTTCTTGGAGAACGTGGCGATGAATTGGACACCTTGATTGTTCACCCTAATGTTGGTTTCTATCTGTACCAGGTAGGACTCTTACAGTTCTCCACTGCTTCAATGGTTTCTGCGGGAACTATCACTTGGGGCGGCGGTGGCGCTGGTGTTGATGCTAAGAGCATCGGTACTTTCGCTGGTTTGAATGTAATCATGGATTCTCAGGTGAACGCAGTTCAACCTGGTGCTTCTGGTCACATCAAGGAGTACTACTGTTATTTGGCTAAGTCTGGTACAGTCCTCGAAGGTGTTCAGCAAGATCTACGGATTGAAGCTGATCGCAACATCTTGTCCAAGCAGGACGTTCTTTCAGTTGATTATCACACTGCGTATCACATCATGGGTACTAAGTGGGGTAACGCTGCTGACAACCCAACCAATAGTGTGCTTGGCAACAAGGACAACTGGACAGCTACATACGATGTAGATCTAATTCCTTTGGTTCAACTAACTGTTAACACACCTCTTGATACCTCTACTCTTTAATTCATAATTAAAGAGAGCGAGATGGACCCCACTCGGCATTGGTCTGCATACGGGTGGGGTTTTTTTCTTAACGCTAGACTGCAAGCATTATTTATTGAGTGAATTGTGGCTGCAACTATCATCGCCACGCTGAAGAGTGCAACAGCTAACAGCTATGTAACTTTGGCTGAGGCTGACACTTACTTTGAAACCACTCCAGAGTCTTCGACTTGGGATAA